GCACCATCGATACCTGCTTGATACTTGAATATATATGCATCACATATACGAGCATACAATCTAGCTTTAACTTCTTCATGGTTTAATACCTTTTGAACAAAATCCTTTGATTGGAATTTTAATTCGCCGTATATTTCACCTGTTTCTAAATCCAAATCTTCCATTGTATACCAAGCACCTGCCTGTTTAACAATATTGTATTGTTTCATAGTTGATAACCAACCACCATGATTATCGATACCAGAATCATAGTAGATTTCATAATCAATTTTACGATGTGGAGGACCCATCCTATTTTTAACTACAGATACATTTGTCTTAGTTCCAACAATTTGTTCAACTCCATGTTGATCCTTTGCTTTGATTTGACCTGTACTTTTTAGACGAAGTCTTACTGAAGCATGGAATGGAATTGCTTTACCACCTGCTGTTGTCCAAGAGTCTCCAAATGTAACTCCTAATTTTGTACGTAACTGATTTGTGAATATCAAACATATGTTTTCACGAGCGATCCAGTTTGTAACTTTACGCATTGCTTTTGACAATATAATTGATTTCGAAGTAGCATAACCATCTTTATCATACTCAGAATCCATTTCAATTTTAGTAGATGCACCCATTACTGAATCCACTACTATAGTAACTAAACGTTCTTTTTCTGATTTTCTTACTTGTTCAACTATAGTTTCAATTGTTTCAAATATTTCTTCAATCGTTTCTAGAGGAACATATAGCATTGTTTTTAGATCAACACCAATAGCAGTTAAGAACTCAGAACTAGTAGCTGCCTCAGTATCAATATATACTGCTAGTCCACCTTTCTTTTGTGTTTCTGCTAATGCGTGTGATGCTAATAATGATTTACCAGATGCTTCTAAACCTGTAATTTCTGTAATACGACCTACAGGAAACCCACCTTCTGGTCTATTTGATATTGCTAAATCTAACATATCAGAACCGGTAGAAATCCAATCCTTTACATTACTTGGCGAATCGTCATCTCCATCCAAGAAAAAGGCAGTTTTTAACGACTGCCCTTTAAATTGTTTATTAATGCTTTCTGCCAAAGAATTCGCTAAACTGTCAGACAGTTCTATTTTGCTTTTACCCTTTGCCATTATAACTCCTTTATGGATTAATTATTAAATAAATCATCAAATGCTGATGCAACATCTTCTACTTTGTCAACAGACTTTGCTGCTGATTTAGTTGAAGTGGTTGCTGGTGCACTAGGTGCCGCAGTAGTTGCTGCTACATCTGTGTCTGCATTTTCAGGATTCATCCATTCAGCTAATGCTTTCTCTAATTCTTCATATGAAGGCTCAGGGAAGATATCAGTAATTACTGGTTGATGTAAAATCTTTTCAGCGATTGCTTTATCATCTGTTGCTGGGTGTGCATTTGGTTTTACTCGGATAGATGTTTTTGGAAACTCTCCTGCTGATACTGCTGGCGTGAATTCTACATCAATATCTCTACCTGTCATTAAGTCAGTGATATCACCATAATCTTCGTCAGATACAATTGATAATAATTCAGTGTAGATTTGTTTACCGAATCCCCAAAATTTAACACCTTCAGATTCTTTACCTCTTACGATAACAGGAACATAAGTTCTCATTTTAGGTTCGATTTTACGACCCATGATCCACTCATCTTTATCACCAGTTTTCTTAAGTTTTTCTGCAAACTCTACGATTGGATCTGCATTACCAAATGAGATCGGAGATAACATTGATCTTTTTGCAATGTCATAATGGAAATACAATTCTAAGAACGGATTGTCTTTACGGTGTACATAAGGTACGATTCTAACTCTAGTTTTACCTGCTTCAGGTTTCCAAGTTTGATTTTTTTTGTCGTCAGTCTTGTTCAACTGATTTAATTTCGCTTTAATAGCGTCTAAATTCAAAGCCATGATTTTGTCTTTTGTTAAGTTATTAATTTATTTTATTTATTAATTATATTATAGATAATTAAATTGGTAATTCAAAGTTAATTGCGCAAT